GATCTTTATATTGATAAAGCAATTCCTGCACAACAAATTGCTGAAGCTACTGAAAATGCACGTTCTCGTAAGATCGTTTCAGAAGTAAAACGTTTAGTAGGCTTAAGCGATGAATTCGTTAATGAAAACATTAAAGAAGCTTTATTAGATGGTAAGAACCAAATTGATGAAGCTAATGAACAAATCAAAAAGCTTCAAGGTCAATTACAGCTTGTTACTGAAAAAGCTGAAAACGCTGAAAAACAATTATTCTTAGAAAAGAAACTTGAAAACTTTCCAAAAGCTAAGAAAGATTATATGCTCCGCGTTCTCAGCGAAAAGAAAATAGAAGCAGTTAAAGAAAACTTCAATTACGTAGCAGAAATGTACGATAAGAAAGAAGAAGATGACGTTCAAGTTCTTAAAGAATCCACATCTTATAAAACTAAAGGTGTTGATGTTGCTCAACCAGAGGCTAAGAAAGTATTGAGCGAATCCAAGTCTTATTCTTCAGCTGAATCATTTGCAGAAGAAGGTGCACAACAAGTTGCTAACCTTTACGTATCTGAGTTTACTAAGAAAAAGTACTAATAAATAAATCAGATTTTTATACAAAAGCCTCCAGAAATGGGGGCTTTTTTTATAAATATATCTACACGTTGAAGTTCTGTTAATGAACTTGAGATATTGTTAGTTAAAAAAATATTAGTTATGAAATCAATTAAACCTTCACAATCTTACATCAATCAGGATCGTGCAGCAAGCTTACTCAAAAAGTGGGCTCCATTGCTCGAGCATGCTGATGATGCAACTCCAGCGATCAAAGACGATCACACAAAGCTAAACACAGCTATCCTTCTTGAAAATCAAGAACAATGGTGCTTAAACGAAGCTTCCAACACCGCAGGTGCTGGTGGCGCATTCGGTAATGCAGGCTCCATGGGTTTCGGTGGTAAGCCATCAGGTGACTTCTATGCTACTGGTGATGCTCGTCTGCCAAAGATCCTTATTCCGATGATCCGTCGTACTTTCCCAGAATTGATCACAAACGAAATCGTTGGTGTTCAACCTATGAGTGGTCCTGTTGGTCTCGCATTTGCTCTACGTTATCGTTATGAAGACACCCCACTCGGTGCTACAAGCCCAGACGGTGGTTATGGTGCCGCTTCAAACAACGTTCAAGGCTGGACAGCAGCTTCACAAGGAACTGAAACAGGCTGGAACTATTTAAATACAGCTTATACAGGTACTTCTGCTTCATGGTTATCCGGTGGTGCTACAGCAATCACAGGTTCAGAAGCATTCCAAATTGCAGGTCTTTCAAACGGTTCTGCAGATAACGGTGTTGCTCAGCTATTAGCTGGTTTTGAATTAAGCTCAAACATCCCTCAGATGGTTGTTGCTTTTGAAAAGACAGCAGTTGAAGCTGGTACACGTCGTTTAGCAGCTCGTTGGTCCGTTGAACTTGAGCAAGATCTCAAGAACATGAACGGTATCGACGTTGACAATGAATTAACGAACGCTATGTCGTACGAAATTCAAGCTGAAATCGACCGTGAAATGATTATCCGTATGTGCCAAGTTGCTATCAACGCTGGTTACGGTCAAGGATATTCAGTATGGTCTCCAATCTCAGCTGACGGTCGTTGGTTAGGTGAACGTAACCGTGACTTCTATGCACGTGTTATCGTTGAAGCTAACCGCGTTGCTATACGTAACCGTCGTGGCGCTGCAAACTTCATTGTTGCAACACCTCGCGTTTGCGCAATGTTAGAAATGCTTCCTGAGTTCCAATGGTTCCCTGTCCAAGGTAATGTCAACACTCAACCTGTTGGTATCGCTAAGGTAGGTACAGTTGGTGGACGTTTCAATGTTTACCGTGATACACGTACAGAAGCTCAATATCAAGTCGGTTCCCGTACAAGCCCATTAGAGTATGCTCTATTAGGTTATAAGGGTGCTGAATACTATGATACCGGTATCGTTTACTGCCCATACATCCCAGTATTGGTACAACGTACAATCGGACCTAATGACTTCAGCCCACGTGTTGGTTTAATGACCCGTTATGGCGTTATTGACCACATCTTCGGTGCAGCATTATACTACCACTTAATCATTGTAACAGGATTACATCAATCCTTTACACCTGGTACACAAAGCGTATTCCTCTAAGAGGTCTACACTTTGTAAAAAGTGTTCTAAAAAGAACCCGCGTCGCAAGACGCGGGTTTCTTATTGCTTATTTGCAACCCTGAGTAATTAATAACAATGAAAGGTGTTACCATCTTAATACCAGCTTATAAGCCAGTAAGTTTATTACAGACTTGTGTGAACTCTATAATTGAAACCACCGATTTAACTAATACAGATGTACTGGTTGTGTTGAATGGTAGTGATAAAGAGAGTTTAATGTACTTAATAGGGTTAGATAACCCCGCGATTAAGTTCGTGTGGCACTCTGAAGCATTAGGTTTTACTAAAGCTACTAATATGGGGCTTAAAATGATTACTACACCCTATATTTTGTTAATGAACACCGATGTAAAGCTATTAAACTATTGGCCAAAAAATAAGTGGTTAGATGAACTTATAAACCCATTAAAGCAAGATAGTAATACAGCTGTTACAGGTGTTGCACCTATGACATTCTTACATAAAATCTATTTTCCCTTTTTCTGCGTAGGTTTATCCAGAGATATAATGGTTAAAATGGACTACCTTGATGAAGCATTCAGCCCTGGCTACGGAGAAGATTTAGATTATTGTTTAAGAATACAAAAAGCAGGCTACAAACAAAAACTTGTAGAAACTGATGCAGTAGCTGATCACGATAGAAAGATATATACTTCTACATATCCTATATATCATCCTGGACAAGGTTCGTTTAAAGAAGTTGGGCCGGAACTCGCATCAAGGGGATATCATATCGTGGTGAATAAACACTTCCCTTCTGAAGTGACTTAAACTAAGTATTTTATAGATGAGTAAAAAAAAGCGTCTCCAAAAACAAAAACAAACTCAACAACAAAATAACAACACTAATGATACAAAAGACAAAAGTCTAATAGTACATCAAGGTAATAAATTAGAGAGGCCGGTACAGATTCGACAAAGGCCGGATTTAACACAGAGACAAAAAGAATTTCTTAAACTCGCTTTAGACAATCATACAAAAATCGTATTTATTACAGGCCCGTCAGGTAGTAGTAAGAGCTTTTTAGCTACATTAGTAGCTTTGGAGCTTTTAAATTTAAAGAAGGTTTCTGATTTAATATATATTCGTAGTATAGTTGAGAGTTCAGATAATAAAATGGGATACCTCCCGGGCGATGCAGCAGAGAAACTATCACCATATCTTGAACCTTTAATGGAAAAGCTTGACGAATTGCTCTGTAAAGCCGATATTAACACATTAATGAAAGAAGGACGTATTGAAGGTAAACCAACAGGATATCTTCGCGGTCTTTCTTGGAATGCCAAAGCTGTTATTATGGACGAAGCTCAAAACAGTACATTTAGAGAGCTAACAACCCTATTAACACGTGTGGGTCAATTTAGCAAACTGTTTATATGCGGAGACCCAATGCAATCCGATATCAACGGTAAGTCTGGGTTTGAAAAAATGTGCAATGTGTTTAATGATGTTGAGAGTAAAGAAAAGGGTATCCATGTTTTTACTCTAACAGAGGCAGATATTGTACGTAGTGAGATTGTAAAATATATTGTAAAAAAGTTGGAGCTTTATAATAAAAAATCGTAACTTTTATAACTACATCAGTTATACTGGCGCCAATAAATTTATTTTTTCTTAGAGATAAAAATGTAAAAACACTTACAATACGTAAATAATATTCCCTGTACTAAAACTATGATATTCGACGAACAAATCTCTCGTAAACCTAATCACTATCCTTGGACAGAGGAATTTATCGAATCTATGCATAACGGATTCTGGACTCATAAAGAGTTCAGTTTCAAATCGGATGTGCAGCAGTTTAAAGTTAAGCTCAATGACCAGGAAAGGGAAATCATTATCCGTACTTTATCCGCTATTGGTCAGATTGAAGTAGCGGTAAAAACGTTCTGGGCTAAGCTTGGCGAGAACTTACCGCACCCATCTTTACAGGATCTTGGCTACGTAATGGCAAATACAGAAGTTATTCATAACAATGCTTATGAAAGGCTACTCACTATACTCGGTCTTGAAGACGTATTTGAAGAGAATCTTAAATTGGAATGGATACAGGGCCGTGTAAAGTATCTTAAGAAGTATACACATCGTTATTATAAAGATAAAAAGAAACAATATCTTTATGCTATTATACTCTTTACGTTGTTTGTAGAGAATGTATCACTTATGAGTCAGTTCTACATTATTAACTGGTTTGCACGTAATAAGAATCTGCTTAAGGATACTGATCAACAGGTTAAATACACTCGTAACGAAGAGCATATTCATGCTCTTGTTGGTATGAAGATTATTAACACTATTAGAGAAGAACACCCAGAACTCTTTGATGAAGAGCTTACAGAAAGAATTCTTGCTGAAGCTAAAGAAGCATATGAAAGCGAAGCAAAGATTATCGATTGGATGGTTAACGGCATTAATGAAGACGGATTAACTGCAGCTCATCTTAAAGAGTTTGTTAAAGACCGTATTAACGAATCTCTCAAGGGTATTGGTTTTCCAGAAGTATTTGAAACGGATTCTAAGCTTCTCAAAGATACTTCTTGGTTTAACGAAGAATTACTCGGTAATAATATGACCGACTTCTTCCACTCTCGTCCTGTAGAGTATTCTAAAAAGTCACAAAGCTTTTCAGAAGACGATTTATTTTAATAAAAAGTATAGTATAATATATAAAAATGAGTAACAAGAACATTTACTGGCTGAATAGCGACTCCCGCAAGTTCCTTGAACGTGGTTATCTCCTGGACGGAGAAACTGCCGAAAAGCGTATAAGAGATATAGCTGAAACAGCTGAAGACTATCTTAAACTGAAAGGCTTTGCAGATAAGTTTGAAGACTATATGCACCAAGGCTTCTATTCCTTGGCTTCTCCTATTTGGTCAAACTTTGGCCGTAACCGCGGTCTACCTATCTCTTGCTTCGGTTCATACATTGACGATGATATGGACGCTATTCTGTATAAGATTTCAGAAATAGGTACTATGTCAAAAGCCGGCGGTGGTACATCTGCTTACTTCGGTAAAATACGTCCTCGTGGTGCACCTATCTCGTCCGGTGGCGAGTCTACCGGGGTACATCATCAGTTAACTGTATTTGAAACACTAACAGATTATATTTCGCAAGGTAACGTGCGTAGAGGTTCATTTGCTGCGTACCTACCTATCGATCATAAGGATATTGAAGAGTTCTTAAAGATTAGAAGTGATGGAGACGACATACAAAATCTTTCTATCGGTGTTTGTGTAACCGATGAATGGTTGAAGTCTATGCTTGATGGTGATAAAGAAAAGCGTCGTATCTGGGGTTTAGTTATTAAAAAGCGTTTCGAGTCTGGTTATCCTTATATCTTCTTTACTGATAATGCTAATAATCAAGCACCACAGGTATATAAAGACAAGAACATTAAGATTAACCAAAGTAATCTCTGTACGGAGATTATG